TGACACTGGTAACGGTGTTACAATTGCTTCATCTGGTTCTGACACAAACATTGACATCATATTAGACCCTAAAGGTTCTGGTACAGTTGATGTAAATTCAAGTCGAATTACAAACGTTTCTGATCCAAGTTCAGCACAAGACGCTGCTACAAAAGCATACGTTGATGGTGTTGCAAATGGATTAGACGTAAAAGAATCAGTAAGAGTAGCAACAACTGCTGCACTTGCTTCTTCAACTTACGATAACGCTGCTGGAACAATTACTGCAAACGCAAACGGTGCTTTATCTATTGACGGAGTAACAGTTTCAGAAAATGATAGAGTATTAATTAAAAATCAGGCAAGTGCTGTTCAAAACGGTATCTATAAAGTAACAACTGTCGGTGATGGTTCTACTGCTTTCGTATTAACACGTTCACCTGATGCTGATACAGCTGCTGAATTAACAGGTGGTACTTTCTTCTTTGTTGAAGAAGGAACTGCAAATGCCGATAACGGTTATGTTGCAACTCACAATGGTACACCAACGTTTGGTTCTACAAATATCACTTTCTCTCAATTCTCTGGTGCTGGTCAAATTAGTGCTGGGGATGCGTTAACCAAAACTGGTAATCAGTTAGACGTTGCTGTTGATGATTCAACTATTGAAGTTTCTTCAGATGCTTTACAAGTTAAAGATAGTGGTATTACTGCAACTCAATTAGCAACAGATGCTGTAACAACAATTAAAATTACAGACGCTAACGTAACTGCGGCTAAACTTGCTAGTACATTAGATTTATCTGCTAAAACAATTACTTTACCTAGTACATTTGTTACTACAACAGGTTCACAAGAATTAACAAATAAAACAATCAATGGTTCATCAAACACTATTAGTAACATTGGTAATAGTTCATTAACAAATAGTACAATTACTATTAGAGATGAAAGTTCTACTGAAGACGCAATTGCTCTTGGAGAAACATTAGTTGTTGCTGCGGGTGAAGGTATTGATACTGCAATTTCTACAAACACTTTAACGATTACTGCTGAATTGGCAACTACATCAAATAAAGGTGTTGCATCATTTAGTTCAGATAACTTTACAGTTACTTCAGGTGCTGTTACCGTTACAACTATTGATGGTGGAACTTATCCATAATAGATAGATAAGGAGATTATTAAGTGGCGACAGTTATAAAATTAAAACGATCTACTACAGCGTCTGCTGTACCTACGACAGGAGATTTAGAAGACGGTGAAGTAGCCGTTAATATAACTGATAAGATAGTTTATATGAGAAGTGGTGGCAGTATTGTTACTGTTGCAAACTTCAATTCAGGTTCAAGTGTTGATTTATCAGCCATTGACCAAGATATATTACCTGATACTACTAACACAAGAAACTTAGGTTCAGCAGATAAACGTTGGTCTGAATTATTTTTAAGTGGTAGTACAATCAATTTAGGTGGTTCAACGATATCATCTGATGGAACAGGTACAATAAATATTTCGGCAACTGGTGCTACGTTACCATTAAACTCTAATGTAGAAGTTTCAACAGGTAATACAAAAACACTTGCATTAGCAGGAGATGATGGTTCACCCGTTCAGGCTGTACCATTTTTTTCTAAGGCAGGCGGACTAAATACTCAAAATACAAAATTAGATTTTAAAGCTGATCCTGATAAAATTGTGGCACAATTTACATTAGCAAATGGTTCACAATTAGGTTCATCACAAGGAGATACTTTATTTTTCTTTTAAGGAATAACATATGACAGCAAAAACACCAATACGTACAGTCTTTAATGAAAGTAATGTTGCTACAGGATTGGCAGAATATCAAACAGGTGAATTTATACCTGTAGAACACGGTGGTACGGGTGCTGTAACACATACTGCAAATTCTATTCTTTTAGGTAATGGAACAAGTGCATTATTAAGTTCAGGTATACAGATTGTAGGAACAACTTTATCATCAGCCGACTCTACTTTAATTACAATAGATGAAGGACTTACCGTAACAGGAAATACAACAATTACAGGAAATCTAACTGTAAACGGAACAACAACAACAATCAATTCTACAACCGTAGATGTCGTAAATTCATTTAGATTTGAAGGTTCATCAGCAGATGATTATGAAACAAATTTAACCGTTGTTGACCCAACAGCAGATAGAACAATTACTTTACCAAACGCAACAGGAACAGTTTCTTTATTAGATAATACAGAAACCTTAACTAATAAAACAATCAATAGTGCTTCAAATACAATTACTATTACTGAATCTAATATTTCTGATTTACAATCTTATATTTTAGCAGATTCAAGTGATACATTGACTAATAAAACAATTGACGCAGATAATAATACAATATCAAATATTGGAGATAGTGAATTATCAAGTGGTATAAATGCTACAAAGATCGGTAATGGAGATGTTGACAATACAGAATTAAGTTATTTAAACGGCGTTACAAGTGCTATTCAGACACAAATAGATACAAAAGCATCAACTGCCTTTGCTATCGCACAAGCTGTTGCTCTTGGTTAGTATAAATATACCTGTAAAGTAAAGGGAATTTATGGCTACACCTGCAACAAGAGAACAATTAAAACAATACGCTTTAAGAAGACTAGGAAAACCTGTCATTGAAATTAACGTAGATGACGACCAACTAGAAGATAGATTAGATGAAGCGTTACAGTATTTTGCTCAATATCACTATGATGGTGTAGAACGAGCATATCTAAAATATAGAGTTACTCAAGCCGACATAGATAGAATGAAATCACCCGAAGGTGATAGTTCAACAACAGCAACTAAAAATGGTGTTACAACATCTTTTACAGAAGCCAATAATTATATTATTGTTCCTGAATCTGTATTGGCTGTAACAAGAATTTTTAATCTATCCGACAAACATAATTTAAACTTATTTGACGTAAGATATCAATTAAGATTAAATGATCTTTATGACTTTTCTTCAACATCAATTATTCATTATGATATGGTAATGAAACATTTAGATTTATTAGATCATATACTTGTAGGTGAAAAACCTGTAAGATTTAATCAGTACAACAATCGTTTATATATTGATATGGATTGGAAATTTGATATTCAGGCAAACGAATATTTAATTATTGAATGTTTTAGAAAATTAGATCCTTCAGTTATGACCGATGTTTACAATGACATCTTTTTAAAAAGATATGTAACGGCTTTGATTAAAAAACAATGGGGTGCAAATTTAAGTAAGTTTAATGGTGTAACAATGATTGGTGGAGTTTCACTTAATGGTGCAGAAATCTATCAACAAGCACAAACAGAAATTGAAAAACTAGAAGAAGAAATAAGAGGCACATACGAAACGCCTGTAACGTATATGATAGGATAATGAGATGCCAGTTAATCACTACTTTCAGTCAGGCAACGGAATTGGGGACACTTCCGAAAAAAGATTATACGAAGATTTAATCATAGAAGGCCTAAAGATTTATGGCCAAGATGTATATTATCTTCCGAGAACACTTGTTAATCAGGATTTAGTTTTAGGAGAAGATGTACTATCTAAATTTGATGATTCATATTTAATAGAAACCTACATAGAAACAACTGAAGGTTTCCAAGGCGAACAAGAATTAATTTCTAAATTTGGTTTAGAAATAAGAGATGATACCACATTTGTAATTGCAAAACGTAGATGGCAAGATCAAGTAGATAATCAAGCAACTTTAATTGTTGACGGAAGACCTAATGAAGGTGATCTCATTTATGTACCTTTATTTAATTCTTTCTTTGAAATACAGTTTGTAGAAGATCAGGAACCATTCTTTCAATTAGGTAATTTACCTGTTTATAAACTACGTGCTACTAAATTTGAGTACAGTTCAGAAAGATTGGATACAGGTATTACTGCGATAGATCAGGCCGAAGATAATTTATCCATAGATCAATTACAGTTCCAATTTAGTTTAGAAACGGCTACCGATGGTGGTACAGGTGCAATACTACTTGAATCATCTACTGGTGAAATCAATTACTTAATTAACGAAGATTATAACTTGGCAACTCAAACAAGAGATTATGCTGACAACTCAACTTACGAGGCAGATGCTGGATTTGGAACATCT